GCTGCAGGTAAATGGGAAACACAACAAGGTGGTGAATATTATGCTGCTGGTGTTGGATCTGCAATTACAGGTCGTGGTGCCGATCTCCTGATTATTGATGACCCACATACTGAACAAGATGCAATGAATTCACAAGCTCTTGAGAGAACTTACGAGTGGTATACATCAGGTCCACGTCAGCGTTTGCAACCTGGTGGAACGATCGTAATTGTAATGACACGATGGAATCAAAAAGATCTTGCAGGTCGTTTGATCTCTGCACAAAAAGAACCTAAAGCTGACCAATGGGAAGTCATAGAGTTTCCTGCCATCATGCCAACTGGCAAACCATTATGGCCTGAATATTGGAACATAAAAGATTTAGAAGCGGTCAAGGCATCTATTCCACTTTCAAAATGGAACGCACAATATATGCAGAATCCTACCGGCGAAGAGGGAGCTTTGATCAAAAGAGAATGGTGGCAAGATTGGGAAGGAGACATACCACCACTAGAACATGTGATACAATCTTATGATACAGCGTTTATGAAAAAATCTTCTGCCGATTATTCTGCTATAACCACATGGGGAGTCTTTACACCTGATGAGGATAGTGGTCCTTGTTTGATATTAGTTGACGCTTTGAAAGGCAGATACGAGTTTCCTGAACTAAGACGTATTGCACTCGATCAGTATGGATACTGGAATCCTGAGACCGTAGTCATAGAATCTAAGGCATCTGGGCTACCTTTGACATACGAACTTAGAAAAATGGGAATCCCAGTTTTAAACTTTACACCATCGAAAGGAAATGATAAACATACTAGAGTTAACAGTGTTTCTCCACTGTTTGAGTCAGGACGTATTTATGCGCCTAAAGAAATGGAATTTGCACAAGAAGTCATTGAAGAATGTGCAGCGTTTCCATATGGCGACCACGATGACTTGGTCGACTCTATGACTCAAGCTGTGATGAGATTCAGACAAGGTGGTTTGATACAACACCCTGAAGACTATCAGGATGAAGAGCTACCGCAGAAACAGAGGACGTATTATTAATGGGTAAACTTGCACAATTTTTATTATCACTTGGAAACTTGGTTAGAACTGGTGGCATCAAAAAAATAGAAGATGCTTTTAAATTTGCTAAACAAGAGTTTGGTGAAGTAACACCATTGCTTAAAAAACAAATTGAGAGAGTATTCTCAAAAGGCAAGAAGCAGGAACCAGGCACCAAGAAACAAGGTGACGTAGTTCCTTTTACAAAAAAACAAGATACACCGGATCAGGCTCCAGGGCTTGAAAGCTTAAAGAATCCATTTAGAACCGGAGGTGGTTTGGATCAGGTAACAGGAATTACTAGAGCATTAGCTAGAAAAATTTTAACTAGAAAAGGAATTGAGATAGGTAAGAAAGATCCAATAGATGCGTTTACCGATACTTTTGGTGAAGCAATAGGTGATGTTAAAAATCTTGCAGAAGAAATGATAGAAATAGATGCAAGAGGTGGTGGTATGAAAGATATGGATCAGATGTTAGAAATAGAAGGTTTGTTTGATATTCCTGTGCCTAAGAATCCATCAAAAGGATTAACAGATAAAGAGATGTTAGATTTAATGGAAGAGACAGAACAAGAAGATATTTTGAAAAAGTTTGATCCAGAAGATAGAAAACCAAACGCAGAGGGCGGACTAAATTATTTGATGGGGATGTAATGAAGATAGGCGAATATGAACAGATGATGGCCTATCTAACTCGTCCAGGCGGTCGTGCTAATTTAGCTGATGGTACAGAAAAAATAGTAAAGCCACCGAAGTCTATGCAAGTAGACACTACTACAAAAAATCCAATACCAGATTACGATATAACTGATTTTAGAAATGACGCTGAATTATACATCTTAGCTTTAAATAATAATACTTTACCAAAAGATGATATTGCATTTAAATTAAATAGTTTTGCACAAAAAGGAATTGATGCAGGAACTTTTACTATGCAAGAAGCAGTTGACGCTGTTAAAGATTTAAAACTTTACGTTAAAGACAGAGCACGTCAACAAAGATTAAGAGACGTTATACCTGAAGGTATTGGCACTATTGATAGAGAAGAATTTAAATACGGTACTGTACCAGGAGAAGGAAACTCAAAAATAGACTATGATCCTGAAACAAAAATTTACAGAAAAAGAGTACAAGAAACTGTAGATGGTAAAAAGACAAATAAATATATTTATTCAGAACCAAATCAATCTTTAGAAGATTTTAAAAAAATAAAACCTGTAAGATCAACAGGAGCAATTGATGCAACTGTAAAAACAAGACAGTTTGTAGATGATTGGACTAAAAGTTGGTTTGATAATAATTTAAAAAATTATGGTGTAAGAGATTTTGACGTAATGTTAAATGATTTATCAAAAGATTGGAACACAAGATTAGAATCAGGAGATGCTCCTAAAGGATCTGCAAGATTTAAATTATCGACACCACGACTTGGACTACCTAATGTAACAAGTGGAAGAGATGTAACAACTAAAAAAGGTAGTATTAAACCATTTAATTACAATGATGTAACCTTTTATGCAAACTTAGAGGGTTCTGAAAAAGAGTTAAGTAAAACTTTATCTCAATATAAAAAAGTATTTTACAAAAATAAAATTGAAACAGATCCACAATTAAGATCAGGATTAAATAATTTTTTTGAATTTATGTCCAGAGATAAAAGAGGTTTGTATAAAAAACTTGATGGAAAAACTATTAAAGATTTTATGAACACAGTAAATGATGACGTTAAATTTTTATTAAATGACGAAGCTTCTGGTTTAGGTAAAGCCTCTAAAAATGAAGTATTTAATGCTTACGATGATTTGGCAGATAATTACAATAAATTTACACAAGACAAAGTTAGATTAAATGCCGTTCAAATAGAAACTGATGCTATGGCCAGAGCAGGTGAAAAAACCAAAAAGCAATATTTAAAAGTAAAAGAAGATATAAAAAATCAAAACAAGGTTCTTGCTAAAATGTCTGCTGAAGATATTGCACGTAACAAAAATTTATTAAACAGTGTGAGAATGTCGATTAATCCAAATACAGGAGAAGTTAGTTTTACAAATTACACTGCAAATGATCCGAAAGGAAAACCAGAGTTAAATGATTTAGAGTTAGCTAAAAAAATAAAACAAAAAGCTTCTGACGGAAATTTTTTTGTTCCAGAACATATTTCTAAAAAATCATTAAAAAAAGCAAACACTGCATATCCAAATAATCTTCAGTCAGCTAATTACATGAGTAATGCTCAACTGGAAAATGCTAGAAGATTTTTAGAGATTGCAGAAAATAGAAATACACCGGCTGCACAAAATTTAGATAAAACATTAGAACAAGTTAATCTAACTATTAGGGGTCCAGAGTATGGAGGAGTAAAATATGGAAATAAAATAAACATTGAAGTTCCTGCTAGCACAGGAAAATCAAACATTGTTCAAAGTCAATTATTTGATAACGTAGGTAAATCTAAAACCATCGGCATGTCACTTGGAGCAGCAGGCGATATTCCAATGGCAAAAGAAATTTTATCAAAAGATTTAGAAAAACTTAAAACTATATTTGGATCTAAAGCTGCAAAACAAATAGCACAAACAACTTTAAGAGGTGCAGGTGCATTTTATCCTTTTGAAACTTTGTTCATGGGTGATATGCAACAACGAGGTCTTTCTCCAAAAGAAATGGCATTAGACATTGGTACACTTGGACTTGGCACAATTTTTAAAGACATAAAAGAAAAATTTGATTACGTAAAATCAAAAGGGTTAGGTGACGAATTACAAAGTGCGTTTAGAAAACAAACAATAGATCAACAAGCCAGACCTGTATTAGGTGGAGCTGAAGACATGTTTCAAGAACAAACTTTAACACCAGATGAACAAGCAGCGTTAAATATTTACAACCTTGATGCACAAAATATTATCGACATGCGTAGAGATTATCAAGCTGGTAAATATGAAGAAACAGATAAAGCATTTGGTTTAGATGATCCTATCATGAGAGGTGGAGCAATGGATGGTGGTATCGTGAGATTAAATTTCTCCGTAGGAGGTCTTGCATCTTTATTCAAAAAAGCAGCACAAGTTTCTGATGCATTACGTAAAGTTAAAAATGCAACTTTTGAAATGTTTAATAACGTAAGAATGTTTGGAAATCAAAAAGGTATTGAAAAAAATTTAGAAGGATTCACAAACATATCAGACAAGAATCGTAAGCTTTCTTCATTAGAAGATATACAAACATTAAAAGAAAACGTGCCAGAAAAATATCATCAAGATTTAGATATCATGACGAGGTCCATTGAACAAAATAATTTTGAAACTGCTTTTAAACAATACGAAAAATTTGAAAAAGATTTAGATCCAACATTAAAGTTTGAAAATATACCAGAAGAATATTTTCCAATGTTAGACCCAACAAACGAAGCATTTGTAATTACTGGTCCAAGAGAAAGCTTTAAAGCTCCAAGGTATTCTTTTAGAACAAGCATGGAGCTTGATCCAAAAACTAAAAAACCAACTGGTAAGTATCAAACAGAAAAATTAGAAATATTTGATCCTGAGACCGGAACTTTTAGAGAAGAAGGTAAAGTAGTTGGGGTTACTACTGAAAAAGGTAAAGAAGGTTTAAACTAATGTATTCCAAAGGTAAAAAGAGTGGCCCACCTCCAAAGTCCGGACCCATGCCACAGGGCTTGAATTTATCCTATAATACTGTTAAACAAGTAAAACTTACGGAGAAAATAAATGGCAACAGACAAATCGCTTCCAAACGAACCAAGAAAAACATTTGAAGTTCCAGGTGAAGAAGAAATACAAGAGCAGGTAGTAGAGACAATTGAAGAGCAACAAGAGGCTCCTGGTCCTGTAGAAGTACAAGAAAATGAAGATGGATCAGTAGACATTGACTTAGATCCACAAGCTGCATCACCTGAAGGTGGTGATGAGCATTATGCAAACTTAGCAGATTTTTTACCTGATGATGTATTAGGAAGATTAGCATCAGACTTAAATTCAAAATACCAAGACTACACTTCTTCAAGGAAAGATTGGGAGCAAACTTACACAAAAGGTTTAGACCTTTTAGGTTTTAAATACGACAATAGAACAGAACCTTTCTCAGGTGCATCAGGTGCAACTCACCCAGTTTTAGCTGAAGCAGTTACACAGTTTCAAGCATTAGCATACAAAGAATTATTACCGGCTGACGGACCTGTTAGAACACAAATTATAGGAGCACCGTCTGCTGAAAAAACAAGTCAAGCAGAACGTGTTAAAGATTACATGAATTATGAAATCATGGAGAAGATGAAAGAATACGAACCTGAGTTCGACTCTATGTTATTTCATTTACCACTTTCAGGTAGTACATTTAAAAAAGTTTACTACGATGAAATGGAACAAAGAGCAGTATCAAAGTTTGTTCCAGCAGATGATTTAATTGTTCCGTACACAGCTACCTCATTAGATGATGCGGAAGCAATTATTCATCGTGTAAAAATTTCAGAAAACGATTTAAGAAAACAACAAGTCGCTGGTTTCTATAGAGACATTGAAATTGGAAAACCTGCGGACAAAGAAACTGATGTTGAACAAAAAGAAAGAGAACTCGAAGGAGTTTCTAAAACTTCAAACGAAGATGTTTATACTTTGTTAGAATGTCATGTTGATTTAGATTTAGAAGGTTTTGAACATACAGATCAAAATGGTGAGCCGTCAGGAATTAAGATTCCATATATCGTAACTCTTGAAGAAGCATCAAGAGAAATATTATCTATCAAAAGAAACTATGAAATAGGTGATCCGAATAAAAATAAAATACAATATTTTGTACACTTTAAATTTTTACCGGGTTTAGGTTTTTATGGTTTTGGTTTAATTCACATGATCGGTGGATTATCAAGAACAGCTACAGCTGCATTAAGACAATTGCTAGACGCAGGAACTTTATCTAATCTACCTGCCGGATTCAAGATGCGTGGTATCAGAATCAGGGATGATGCACAATCAATACAGCCAGGTGAATTTAGAGATGTAGATGCACCAGGTGGTAACCTAAGAGATTCTTTCATGATGCTTCCGTTTAAAGAACCATCACAAACATTACTATCATTGATGGGTGTTGTGGTTTCAGCAGGACAAAGATTTGCATCTATTGCTGATATGCAAGTTGGAGAAGGCAATCAAAATGCTGCAGTTGGAACTACAGTTGCATTATTAGAACGTGGATCAAGAACAATGTCGGCGATTCACAAAAGAATTTACTCTGCTTTAAAAAATGAATTTAGAATTATGGCTAGAGTATTCAAGTTATATCTACCTCAAGAGTATCCGTATGATGTAGTTGGGGGTCAAAGAATGATTAAACAATCCGACTTTGATGATAGAGTAGATATATTGCCAGTTGCTGACCCCAACATTTTTTCACAAACACAGCGTATATCCCTCGCGCAATCAGAACTGCAGCTGGCACAATCTAATCCACAAATGCACAACATGTATCAAGCGTACAGAAATATGTACGAAGCATTAGGTGTAAAAAATATTGATCAAATATTAGTAAGACCACAACCACCACAACCAATGGATCCTGCTTTAGAACACATACAAGCTTTAGGTGGTGGACAGTTTCAAGCGTTTCCAGGTCAAGATCATAGATCACACATTACAGCTCATTTAAATTTTATGGCAACTAACATGGCTAGAAATAATCCGATGGTTATGGCAAGTTTAGAGAAAAATATTTTTG